GTGCGTAGCGAATCCGAGGGCACCGAATTCGATCGCAACGACCTGGCGGATTTTTGCGTCGCCGCCGAAGCCGCGGCTAAGGCGGTGGTGGAGAATGATGGCAAACGGGCCGTCGCCATGTTGCGCCGATTCCGCGCGGTGCTCGAAAGTCCCGAGACTGCCGAGGCAGCCGGGGAAACACTCGCCGACGCGTTGCGCGCGCACGGGCTTGCGGCCGATCGCGTGCGCAGCGCCGTCGCGCTGTTGACCGCGTGCCTCACACCGCAAGCTGACGACTCTCCCATTGTGACGGAGAAGCGGTCCGGCGCCGCGGTGAGTTTCGCCAACGAACATTGGCAGAGCTTTTTGCTAGTGGACCGCGACAAACCGCTTGGCCACTTTGCCAACGTCCTAACAGCACTGCGCTGCGCTCCGCAGTGGCAAGGCGTGCTCCGGTTCGATACTTTCAGCCTGCGCCATATGATTAGCCGGCCGCCGCCGTTCGCCAGCACGCGCATTGTGCCGCGACCTGTGGTGGATGCAGATATTGGGCTGACTCTGGAATGGCTGCAGTCACACCACATAAACGCGAGTTTTGACACGGTATCGAAGGCAGTAGACGCTATCGCGCAAGAGCATCGGTACTCACCCGTCGCCGATTATTTGAACGGGCTAGCTCACGACGGCGCGGCGCGGATCGACACCTGGCTAATTGATCACTTTGGAGTGGCAGAAGATCCGCTTAGCATCCAGTGCGGGCGCAAGTTTCTGATTGGCGCCGTCGCGAGGGTACTGAGTCCAGGCGCCAAGGTGGATACCATGATAATCCTTGAGGGTAGGCAAGGGTTGGGCAAATCCAAGGCACTGCGCGCGTTGTTCCGCGACGATTGGTTCTGCGACCACCTGCCCGACTTGAATTCGAAGGATGCCGTCCTTCAGCTTCGTGGCCGGTGGTGTATCGAAATAGCTGAAATGACGACTCTCAGTCGCGCCGATACGAACAAGGTAAAAGGTTGGCTGTCCATCCAGAGTGATTACGTAAGACTCCCTTATGGCCGGCTGCCGGTAGACTTGCCACGGCAGACCGTATTTGCCGGCACGCTAAACCCGGGAGGGACGGGCTATCTTCGCGATGAGACCGGTGGCCGGCGATTCTGGCCGATGGCGTGCGGCGCTACCTGGGGGGATGACCGCACCATTGATACCGGGCGGCTGGCGCTGCTGCGCGACCAATTATGGGCCGAAGCGGTGCTCGCGTATCGCGCTGGCGACAACTGGTGGCTGGACCATGCCGCTATCGAAGATATTCAGGCGGCGGCAGTGGCGGACCGCTATGACGATGACCCCTGGACCCCAAACGTTGTAACGGCGCTTGGTAACAACGCGTGGGTGCGGCCAAATGACCTGTTCGAAGCACTGCATATCGCCGTGCAGGACCGCTCGCGCGCCCACCAAATGCGACTCGGGGGCATCATGCGGGCGCAGGGTTGGACGCGGACCCGGCGCCGAATCGATGGCAGTCCCGAGTGGGTATATGTCCAACCGCCATACTGGGAACCGCCCCGCGAGCAGAGTGAACGCGGGGCCGTGGCCGCTGCTGACATTCTGCCCTTTTCGCCAAGGCAGCGGGTGTGACCACCGGATGCGAACGTTGTTCCCACCTGTTGAGTCCCGTTCCTACCTCTGCACCCGAGGTAGGAACGGAAATTTCGCAGCAAAATCAAGGGTGTTCCTACTGTTCCTACCGTTCCTACCTATTTCATAGGGCAATAATGGATATGTGCTGTAGCCCTATAAGGGAATCGGTATGCACGGTAGGCACGGTAGGAACATGGGTGGCAAACCCGCACGATTCCGCGGTTTTAGCGTTCCTACCTGCTGTTCCTACCAGGCAGAAGCGCCGGGCCGTTCCTACCTCGATAACGCCGTAAGCCGTCCGCTGCCCCGTGCGGTGGCAGCCTTCGAATACTCGCGCACGCTCTAATAGAGGAAGATGACCCAATGCGGATCATAGTGAAATCGATCGACCTGGTTGTGCCAAACCCGGCCAGTCCGGTGCTGGCGGATATCGATATCGAGCTACCGGACCGTGGCTTGGCGCTGCGCGGATTGGCCGTCGTCGCGGCGCCGAAGGCACCGGCCGGCATCGGAGTCCTGCTGCCGCGTTACCGACGACGTTCGGACGGTGAGTACGTGCCTGCGGTCCGGTTCGCCGATCGCGCTGATACCCTCGCTATCGCCAATGCGGTCCGATCCGCGTGGCTTAATTATCGCGTGGCCCCCGTCGCCGGTGCTGCCCAATGAACCGGCACGACAGACGCGCTGCCGCAGCGCGAGCCAAGGCACCAGCCGGAGCATGGGTCCCGATGCAAGAAATAGCGGCCGATCAGTTGGAACTGCATGACGACCCGGAAGCCAAGGCGAAGCGCATGGGCACTACCGTCGCCGTGATCCGCGGCGCTTCGGATCGGATATTCAGCGGGGCGAGGTGGTTTTCAAACCCCACGTATCTGGTGTCTTTGCAACCTGCCCAAGAGCCGCCAGGGTGGCTGCACTTGCGCATACAGCGGCACGACGGAACGGCGCCTAACAGTTGGCCAGACATGCAGCGACTCAAGAATGAACTGGTGGGATGCGAAAACGAAGGCGTCGAGTTGTTTCCGGCCGAATCGCGGCTGCTGCATGTCGGGCATGTGCGCCACCTTTGGATTAACGCCGACTCTGATGACCGGCTTGAGATCGGGTTGCACACAGGCCGCGCTGTGGACGATGCGGTCGCGTCTGCATGATCGGAGTTGACGACATGAACGATACGGTGCCGGTCAGTTTCGTGGTGGAGGGCGTGGAACCCGCGCGCGACCGCGGCCGGCTTGTTGGCTTAGCGATCGTTGCCGTCGAGGTGGGTGGCGCTTGGCTGCAGTTGCAAGGCGTACAGGTGATCCGCGACGCTGCCGGAGCGTTGACCTGTCGCGCTCCGGTGTTCCGGCATCCGCGCGACGGGCGGTGGTTGCCTGCCGTGCTGCTGCCTCCCGAGTTGACAGATGCGATCGCGGCCGAGGTTTTGGCCGCTTTCGACGCCGCGACGCGGCCGACGTGACAGACGGCCGCCAGGCTGCGGTGGACGGCTCCGGCGGGGGTGGCTTCCGTTGCACGGGTTCCGCGCTGCGCGCCGTCCAACCGCAGCAGGGCGGCCGGCGCGGGGGCGATTCGCCGTGTTCGCTTCGCGCAAATCTCTCGGGGCTGGGGGAGTTGCAGCCGCGTCGGGCGGTGCGCTCATGCGTGTCTCAATTGATTTCCTGGATGCGAATAAGGGGTAAAACGATGGCCATTCGTGGCGCCAAACCAACTGCCTCGGTTGTCAAACTCGTAACCGGGAAGCGCGGGCGCGTGCCTGTGAGTCCGGAGGAACCTCGGCCGGATGGACGACCACGGGCGCCGACGCCGCTGCAAGGCCGCCCGCTGGCGTTGTGGCGCCGGTTCATTAACAAGGCTTGGTGGCTGACGGAGGCAGACTCGCCGAAAGCGTGGTTATGGTGCCACCTCCAAGCCGAGGCCGAGGAAGACGTGGCGAAAATGACTGCTGCGCGGATCGGGCAGCTTCGCGCGCTCGGCAGCGAATTAGGGTTCGATCCAAGTAGTCGAACACGCCTCGGCGCAATAACTCCACCGAAGCGAGACGAACTGGATAAGTACTTCGACCACTGATCACACTACAGATTATAGTATAGAACCAGATATATTTGTATCCGCACAGGATACAAATTCTGTTGCCGAAAATAACGCTTGACCCGAACCATCTATCACCGGATTGTTACTATCGCTCCGGTATATCGCCGGTGCGGCCGACCGCGGCACTCGCGATGCCGCGATCGACCTACGCGATGCATGAGAGGATGAATCCCATGAACCACGCTATCCCCACTCCTACTACGTCCAAGCCGTCACTGGCAGTGACCCGCGCCACTCGGCTGCCGAACTTAGGCGCCATCCCGTCAACTGACTGCGACGCACTCCGCCAGTGCGTGCGCGAAGCAGCCCGAGAGTTGGGCGTCGCGTGGCTAAATCGGTTCATGGCAGCGGCGGGCGCTCGCCGTGTAGTCGATATAAAGCCGGAACGACTTGCGGCTGTCCTGGCGTTTATCGCCTGACAGGTGGCGCGCCGCGGGTGGTCGAAGCGCCCGCGGCAACCGCCTAGTAAATCCGATGTATATTGGCAGTATACACCTATAAGACTCGGCAATTTTCACAAACGCAATTGCTGTACCCGCCGGCTGTGTGACAAACTATGCCGCGAAAGCTGGTTTTATTGGCGCGGTAATCAGATCGCGCAGTCGAAAGGTCGGGCACAGAATGACAATGCGCGAATTGCTGGCGCAACGCGCCGCCAAGGTGGCGGAAATGCGGTCGCTTCATGGACAGCACCCGGACGGTGCGCTGCCGGCCGATGTCGAAACGCGATGGACCGCGTTGAAGGCCGAGGCGGAGGCCTTGCAGGGTGCAATCGAGCGGCAGGCGTTGCTGGACGATGCCGAGCGCCGCGTTGCCGGCCAGCCGCTTGCCACCGGTGGCACCGATCAACGTTTCGACGCCGAGGTCCGGAATTTCAGCGTCGTTCGTGCCCTTGCGGGTGCGGCCGGGCTGCCGGGTATCGACAACGGCCGCGAGCGTGAGATTTCCGCCGAGGTAGCGCGCCGGAGTGGCCGCCAGTTCCAAGGAGTCGCCATTCCGCTGGCCGCGCTGCATGGCATGGCACCGGAGCGCCGCGTATTCACACTGAGCAATCCTGGCGCTGGTCCCGGCAGTAACATCGTCAGCACGGATTTGATGGCCGATCAGACGATCGACCACCTGCGCGCCAAGCTTGTGGTGCGTCAGCTTGGCGCGACTGTCTTGTCCGGCTTGGCGGGCAACGTCGCCGTCCCGCGCGTGAAGGCGGACGCAACCGGCTATTGGGTGGCGGAAAACAGCGCAGTGACGGAAAGCGACCCGCAGACGGATCAAGTCACACTGTCGCCCAAGACTGTCGGCGCGCTGACCGAGTTTTCGCGGAATCTGCTGCTGCAATCGTCGCCCGACGTGGAGCAGCTTGTGCGGGGCATCATGGGCGCCGTGCTGGCGCAGAGCCTCGACGCCGCGGCCATCGCCGGACTCGGCAGCAGCAATCAGCCCACCGGAATTTTGCACACGTCCGGAATCGGCAGCGTTGCGCTCGGCACGAACGGCGCCGCGCTCGCCTATGATAATGTGGCGGACCTGCAGGGGCAGGTGGCAGACGCCAACGCCGAGGGCGCGTCGCTCGCGTTCTTGTCGAACACGAAGGTCCGGCGCGCCATCGCGAAATTGAAGGACTCGCAAAATCGACCGCTCGGTATGGCGGTAGTGCTGCAGAATCAGCCGGCAGCGTGGACGAACAACGTCCCGTCGAATCTCACGAAGGGTACATCCAGCGGGATTTGCTCGGCCATGATTTACGGCAACTGGTCCGATCTGTTGATCGGCCTGTGGTCGGAAATCGACGTGCTGGTGAATCCATACGAGTCGACCGCATACAGCAAGGGCAACGTCCAGGTCCGGGCGATGACCACCTGCGACATTTCGGTCCGTCACCCGGAATCATTCGCGGCGATCCAAGACATTCTCGCGTAACGGATCGGAGGTGGTCCGGTGTCCAGCCAACCTCCGGTGGAAGCCGAGCGACGCGCGTTCAGCAATGAATTGCGCGTCGCTGGCCGCCGCCTCTCCGGCTACGCCGCAGTTTTCGGAACTGCGGCGCAAATCGGTGGCTTTACCGAGTCGATCCGCGCTGGCGCGTTCGCAGCGTCGCTCGCCACGGGCCGCGACGTGCTGGCCCTGGTGGACCACGATCCGACTCGCATGCTGGCGCGGACGGGATCTGGCACGCTGCGACTGGCCGAGGACTCGCGCGGCCTAAGTTTCGACCTCGATCTGCCCGACACCACCGTAGGCCGCGACGTGCTCGCGCTGGCCGAGCGGCGCGACCTTGGTGGAATGAGTTTCGGGTTCCGTGCCACAGACGAAGCGTGGCCGACGCGCGATCGGCGCGAACTGCGCGCCGTCGAACTGCTGGAAATCTCCGTTGTGCAAGCTTTCCCGGCCTACTCGCAAACCAGCGTCTCGGCTCGCGCTCGGGCGCTCGGCCGCACCCAAGCCGGCGCGCAGATCCGCCGCCTCTATCTGGAAACGCTGTGATGCCCGGGCTGTTCTCCCGTCTGTTCAGCCGCCGGCAGCCTGAACAGCGCGCCATGTTCTACGGACCCGTTACCGGGCCGTCGATCGCCGGCAGCCGCGTCAACACGGCGCTTGCCGAAAATCTCTCGACCACCACCGCTTGCGTGGGTGCCATCGCGTCCGGCCTGGCGAGCCTGCCGGCTTTTGTCTATCGACGCGAAGCCAATGGCCGCGTCGAGGCGCCCAACCATCCGGTGGCACGCCTGATCCGGCAGCCAAACCCGCGGATGACATGGCCCGATTTTTTGGAAATGCTGCTCGGCTCGACGCTGCTGTCCGGCAATGGCCTGGCGGCCGTGGATTGCGACCGTGCCGGGCGCCCAACCGCGCTGTGGCCGATCCCGTGGCAGGCGGTGCAGCCGGTGGCGTTGCCGTCCGGCCGGTTGGCGTTCGACGTGGTGGCTTTCAATACGCCTTGGGGTGGCGCCGGGCTGCCGCGGCGGTACCTGGATTCCGAGGTGGTCCACCTTAAGGACCGCAGCGATGACGGGTGGCTTGGCCGTTCCCGAATCAGTAGGGCGCCGGACGTGCTCGCGTCGGCTGCCGGGTTGCAGACGTACTCGACGGCGGTCTGGCACAACGCTGCCACGCCATCGGGTGTGTTGGAGCTACCCGGGAAGGTGAGTCCGGAGGGGCTGCGCCGCGCCGAGGCATTTTTCAACGAACGGATGGTGGGCGCCGGCAACGGTAAAAAGGTCCTCTTTGCCGATGCGGGTTCCAAGTGGACAAGCGTGGCAGTGAGTCCAGAGGATGCCGAGGTATTGGCGTCGCGCCGGTTCAGCGTCGAGGAACTGTGCCGGCTGTTTCAGGTGCCGCCGCCGATCGTTCAGGACTACACGCACAATACGTTCACGAATGCGCAGCAGGCCGCGCTGTGGTTCGCGCAATTCAGCCTTTCGCCTTGGGCACGGAAGATCGAAGCCGAGTTTCAGCGGTCTCTGTTCAGCGACTCGAGCTACCACGTCGAGATTGACCTGTCCGGCCTGATGCGCGGCGATTTTGCGGCGCGGTGGACGGCCAACGTTGCCGCGGTCGGCGCTGGCATCCTGACGGTGGACGAAGTACGCGAGGCCGAGGGATACAACCCGCTGCCAGCAAAGCCGGTCGAGGTGGTCCCGGGCGACGGCGGGGAATAGCTACCCCGCTAGTTCTCTCGCACGAATCGCCGTGCGCCTTCCCGGTTGGCGCGCTCAATACGCGTTACGCGACCACACTTGGCGCATTTTACAACCGGGTATCCGGGGAGGTCGCGACCACCCCCGTCGAACGATTTGCTACCGCATCCGGGGCAGCATGCCTCTGCCGTAAGCTTGATTGAACGCGCCATTGTAAAGGCCATTCTCCTGGTTGACCTCCCGATATTATATGGTTTGTATACCAAATCACAAGGCTTGACGGGGGCTGTCCCATCGGGCTGCCGGTGGCGTCAAATAGGTGGCATCACTAGTGGCATCAGTCCACGATCGGATCGAAAAATATCCTGAATTTTCAATGCTTTAGAGGGTAAAGGCCACCACTGGCGTCCCCTACGGGATTCGAACCCGTGTTACCAACGTGAAAGAGCGGCAAGAGCGTCCATTCGTGTCCAACCGCGCCACCACAACAGACTGAGATCGCTTACAAGGTAGCATCTGCGTTTACTGCTATCCAAGACCGTCCAACGGTGTATATTGGACAGGTATTGGACAGACCAGCCGCAGCGTAACCCACGGAAAACGCTGAATCGGTTGCCGGACTGCCCAAGGCGGTAACAGGCGGAGGCGACGATGGCGCGCACGGTGCGGGATGCGAAGCTGGAAACCAGGACGGCGCGGTCAGCGCTGAAGGCGGCCGGCAAGCCCTATTACCGGGCGATCGACGAGGGGCTGCACCTCGGCTACCGGAAGGGCAAGGCCGCCGGCAAATGGGTCATGCGCCGCTATGCCGGGGGGCAGTCCTACGTAGTGGAGACGATCGGCACTGCCGACGACACCCTGGACCCTGACGGCGCGATGATCCTGTCCTTCGCGCAGGCGCAGGCCGAAGCCAGGAAGCGGTTCACCGAGGCCAAGCGGACGGCGGCCGGGCTGCCAGCAATCGCGGCCGGCCCCTACACGGTGCGAGACGCCATGACGGACTATCTGGCGTGGCTGGAAGAACACCGGAAGTCCGCCAGGGTGATCCGCTGGACAGCGGAGGCATCGATCCTGCCCGAGTTGGGCGACGTGCCATGCGCGAAGCTGACAAAGGCACGGATTGAAGCATGGCAGGCCAAGGTCGCGGCGGAACCCGCGCGGTTGCGCACCAAGAAAGGCAATGAGCAGAAATACCGCCACGCCACGCCGGAGACTGCCGAGGATGAGAAGCGACGGCGGCGGGCCACCGCGAACCGCAAGCTGGTGATCCTGAAGGCCGCGTTGAACAAGGCATGGCAGGCGGACAAGATCGCATCGGATGCCGCGTGGCGGCCGGTGAAGCCGTACAAGGGCGCCGACATGCCGCGCAGCCGCTACCTCTCGGTTGCCGAGTGCACGCGGCTGGTCAACGCCGCCGGTCTCGATCTGCGCAAGATGATTCAGGCCGGGTTGCTGACCGGGTGCAGGTACGCGGAGTTGGGCGCCCTGGTCGCGTCCGACTTCAATGCAGACGCGGGGCGCCTCTACATCCGCACCAGCAAGAGCGGGAAGGCCCGGCATGTAGTGTTGACGGATGAGGGGACGGAGTTCTTTCGCACCCTCGCCGCTGGCCGCGGTTCACAGGATCGTTTGCTGGTGAAGGATGGCGGCGGCCGGTGGCTGAAATCGCACCAGCACCGGCCGATGCGCGAGGCGTGCAAGGGGGCGAAGATTGAGCCGCCGGCCAGCTTTCACACGCTGCGCCATACCTGGGCGAGCCTGAGCGTGATGGGCGGTATGCCGTTGATGGTGGTGGCCAGGAACCTTGGCCATTCTGACACTCGCATGGTGGAGCAGCATTACGGGCACCTCGCCCCGGATTTTGTCGTGAAGGCCGTGCGGGAGCATGCCCCGACGTTCGGGATCAAGGCAGACGGACACGTAGTGGCGATCGGGGGGCGGGCATGAGCCGGCCGAGAAAGAAGCCCCGAGCCGATGCGGGAGCCATGCAGACCGCTATCGCGGATTTGCCCGAATTACAGCAACGCATGGAACGGGTGGAAGCCCTGTGGCGAAAAGCTGGCTGTTGGAACGCGGCCCCCCTTACTGCCCCCCAAATCGAAGTCCTGGCATGGCATCTCAGCTCATGCGTTGCGCTTCCAAGTGACGCGAAAAGGCAGAGGATGGATGACGACGCTCGCTCGGCTGTCAAGAAGCTTCTCGCCTGGTGCAAGTATGATCCGAACGATAACGGCCTTCCTCACCTCGTATTTCGTGATGAGCGGGTGGTGACGCTCGAAGCGGCTTTGCTCGATGTACAGGAGCTTGCGGAAGCCCCGCCGTCGCGCGAGTGGGTCAACCCAGCCTGGGGCACATGGGGGCGTGCCGCCGCGATCCTGAAAGCCGCCGATGCGGGCGCGGGGAGGTATGGCCCGACGGCTCCGGCGGTAATCTTCACCAGCCTCGCACTGCAATGGGTCGGGCACCGCGCCGCGACACCGGACGCGATCAGCATGGAACTGCGGAAGGACCCGGAATTTCGGGAGCGTATATCCCGATAGAATGTATTTTGCACCAGTGCAAAATACACTTTGCGCAATGCCATTTGGCTCCATTACTTCGACAGCCGTCCACCAATAGCCAGGGGCGATGAATATGGACGGCGAGGCAAAGGACGCATACAGCGTCGATGAGTTTGCGGCCCGGCACGGGATCAGCCGAGCCTATCTCTATCTCCTGTGGAAGCGCGGCGAAGGGCCGCATTTCATGCAGGTCGGGGCGCGGCGCCTGATCTCGAAAGAGGCGTCGGCCGACTGGCGCCGCAGCACGGAGCGCACGCCCTCGAAGGCTGCGGCTTGATGGATTCCGCCACGCAGGCGGCGGCATCGGACCCGGCTTCAAATTGGCATTTCCGGCGCCGCTGGGCTGATCCGCCGCCCCTGAAACGAGAAAGCCGCCCCTGCCGGGGGGCGGCCCTCGAAAAGCCAGACGACATCACCAACGCCTCCGACAATATCCGCGCCGACCTCGCCGCGCAACGCGCAATCGCGGCGGCGGCACGCCATGCCGAGCGGCTGGCAACACGCGCAACCACCCTGGCCGCAATAGGGCAGCGGGATGCGGCGCTGCGGACGGCGCGGCTGGCCGAGCGGCTGGCGCAGGTGGCGCGATGACGCGCCAATTCCGCTTGACGGCGCCAATTCCGCCGGAAACCGATCTGCACGAGTGCGTCGCGCAAGCCCTCGATCTGCTGCTGTTGCCGCCGGCACGGTGGACGACGTTTCCCGCCGGGCACGTCGAATTGACAGGCCAAGCCGCGGCGAAGCTGGCGCGGTTGGGGCTGAAACGAAACTGGCCAGACGTGCTGGTATTGCACGGCACTTTGTACGGGATCGAGTTGAAGCGACACGGCGGCCGGTTGTCGATCACGCGAACCGTGCGAACACGGCGCGGCAGATTGCGGATCGTTGAAGGCCAGCGCGAGGTGTTTCCGAAATTAGAGGCGGCAGGCATGCGGATCGCGACGTGCGAGTCTGTCGATCAAGTTCTGGCGCGGTTACGAGATTGGAACATCCCATTGCGGGGGGCTACATTGTGAGCGGCATCGTCATTGAAGAACTTACTCCCGTAATTCGTAATTCGCTGCGCGGCTTTGCGCGTGTTCGGATGCCGAGCGGGGTGATTTTCCGCGATGTAAGAATTTATGAAAAGGACGGAACGCGATGGGCATCGCCGCCGTCGAAGCCAATGCTCGGCCGCGATGGAACGCAGATCAAACGCAGCGACAAGCCGATGTGGGCGCCTGTCGTTTCGTTCGCAACTAAAGAGGTGCGCGACAAATTTTCGAGCGCGATCATCGCGGCGATCGAGGCAGCGCACCCGGAGGCGTTCCGATGATCGAGATCGTTTCCCTCGCAAAAACTGGCGGCCCGCTGACGAAGCGAATCACGCTGACACCGGACGGCAGCCCGCATAGTGACGGGTCCTGCTGTGTCATGTCGCGCGGGCGGGCGTGGCGAATGCAATTCGACAGCCTCGCAAGTTTCGCCGATCATATCGGCAGCCTTGAACCCAACGAAGCAATCGCGCTTGGCAGCCTGCGC